TACTGTTTTCCATTGTTCCATCTGGAGAACTTTTGAAGAACGTCGCGTCCGCATACGCCTTCGCGCTGTTCGTCGCCGCGACCACTGCGCCGCCGTTCGTCACCGTCGTTCCGTCGATCTGCGTCTTCGTGTAGGCGTCCGGAATATCAGATAAAACAGCTATCGTTCCATTTTTATTTGGAAGATTCAAGTAATAATCATTATCACCAGACCCCCAATAAATCTGCTCTTGGTCATTCGCTCGAATCACGATATATTCATCTTTGTCGCTTGTATCATCATAGATTCTCAAGCCGCTTTCTCCAGACCATTGTAGATATGTGTATTGAACACCTCCATGCCTTTCTTCTACGACAAAACCATAATCATTCCACGCAAAAGAATACGTAGTATCACCATAACTGCGTTTACGAAACGATGGAATAGCGCCAACATCAGAAGCCGTGATATTTGTCGTCATCGCCTGCGCCGCCGCGACCGTGCAGAGGTAGCCAGCTTCGACCTGATTGGTCACGACCTGATTTGCGATGCGCGTCACTTCATTCGTGTTGACACCGCCACCACCACCGCCACCACCTCCGTGGGCTTCGATGTACGCTTGGTCAACGATGCCAGTCACAGAACCGTAGAAGTTCGTGGACACCATAGTGCTTGGCACAACAGCACGGTGCTGAGTCATGAACGGCACTGCCGCCGCAAGGATGATTGCCTTAATCATTATTCTCTACCTTTCCTCCAAGTTCAGTCCAAAGACGAGCAACCACCTTGCGGAACTGCCAGTCAGAACATTCCATATCGAACACGTCTTCTTGCGTGAAAATCTTTACTCCACTTCTCACAACAACTGCAATGGCCTGTGGATCATCATTGTCATACGCCTCACCAACACTCTTTGTGACAACTACATGAATCCTATTCTCGACCGTGCGGCGTTTCTGATTGGCATCCTCCAACCAGAGCTCCGCATCCATCGCGGCAATCGGAAAGTCCTTTGTCGCCGTGGCTGGAAAGACAATGTGTAGCTTCTTGTCGGCAGGGATTGTCGCAAAGTCTTGCTGGAAATCGAGAAACTTGAAATGAGCCTTGAAGCCAGTCATGTCAAGAGTCGTCTTCAGCTCGACAATGATCTCCTGATTCCCTGTAAAGTTGGAATCGTCGCCCTTGAACAGAACGATGTATTCGTGTTTCTGACTCGACATTTGGATTCTCCGCTGGTGATATTTTACCAAATCAGTTTGTGATTGTCACAACGCCATCGTCCGTTTCAACATCCATGCTGTAGGTAAGAATCTTGTTGTTCCAGTCGATCTTGACAGAAATATTCGACACGCTCTTCACGAAAGAGTATTCACCAATGACCTTGATAACCTTACTCTTCCAGATCGGAATCGCATTGACGTTATCGAAGATCGTCTCAAAGTACGGGATTCCGCGATTGATGTCAAGTTGAAGCTCGCCGGTGATGGTTCTGATCGCGGCAGAGATAATGTCTGCATACGCACTCTTACCCTCGTTCATCGCGAGAGTGTGACTGGTCGCATCCATGAAGATGTCGTAGATGTGACTGGCCATACCAGAACCAAGCTGTGCGAGTGTCTTCATGAGATGCAAAGTGCAAAGTCTTTGGAGTCAAGTCCGCCGAACGAGATTGAGGCCCAGAGCGAATAGTATTTGCCCTTCGTGACAGCTTTCAAAACGGCACCGCCAGCCGTATTGCCGAAGGTGTCATAGATCAGCGTCTTTGTGACCCCTGTAGGCGTGGAACCAGAAATCGAAACGCCGTCGAGTGATGACGGATTTGTCGTACCCTCGAAGAGATACATCTGCAACTGCGGCGTTCCTGTAATCGTCTGGCCCTCTGGGAACTCAACATCAACAAATGAGTAGTTGCCCTCGAAGTATGGAATGCCAGAACGAGGAGCGCAGAAACCGCCAATCGGAATGTGTGAGTTGCGCGGCGTTGCTCCAATACTGCCGATCTTGCAGAGGATATTACTGGCCGAGAACTGCGATCCACAATACGCCCAATTAACACCATCGACCGATCCATTAACAACGCCGGCCGAAATGTACGCCGCATCTGCTGTTCCGCCTGTGAAGTCAACCTTGTTTCCGTCAACAAGTGAAATGACGCGGTTGTACTCCATGCCATTCAGAAACTCCAGAATCGCGCCGCGAGCATATCCACCGATCTGCACAGCCAACTTCGGATCGAATGTCACGATGCCGCCACACGCACGGGCAAAGTCGTTCTGTGTCGCGAGACGGCCAATCGCATTGATCATACCGCGAGTGCAATACTTTCCGTTGCCGGAGCCTGGATGTTCAAATGCTGATGGAAAGCCGAGATTGAATGATGGCAAATCCGTAGCATTGTCATTCTCTGACACGGGCGTGTATGCTGCATTAGTCCCAGACGCATATGGCTTCGGGATGTAGATTCTCTGTGGGATTTCACTTGTTGTCATGACTGCTCCTTATGCCGTCGCCTTAAATCTGCTGTTGCCAAAACCACATGCCACAGGATCGCTCACCGTGGTATTGAGCTGCTGCCCATTAAAAGCAAACACGCCATAGGTTTCTGCGGAAGGTTCGCGCACGCCAGCCGGAAAGAGAAAGACAGTCTCTGGATGTTGCGCAACAAGTGCGGACTCTTCCGCTGTGAGTGATACGCCGGTGAATGTCATGGACATGTTTTTGTTGTCCGTGACCCTCATTCGGTTGTTGAAGATCGAACCGAGATAAGTGCAGTACGCCTCAATGCTCGCGTTCGATCCAAGAAGTTTGAATCGCGCCTTGATGATCTTGCGGTAAAGCGCAGTTGAAAGGATTGTTGCCGTGCCGCTTACAGTAAGCGACGGCCTCTTCACGCCGAGAAGGTTTCCCCAGACGGCAAGGCCGTAGTCATTCGCCGTGTCAATGTCAACAACATCATCAGCCCAGCTATCCCAGAAGTCTTGCGTCGAATGTTCGTATGCAAGACGTAGACCCTCGATGATCTGGATCAAGTTTGTGGCATTATCATACTGCCAAAGGATCACCTTTGTCAGCTCGCTGTCAGTTGAGTTGTCGATGACGGCGACTTTCATGATTACTCCACAACAACCGTGATACTATTTGCAGGAACGCTGGCGACCTGATATGGCGCGACCTGAACATAATCAACCGCCTGACCTCCAGCCATGAATGAAACGCTCTTGACGGTCACTCCATAACCAGCGACAGCGACTGCGCTGATGACATCGGCTTGTGTTATGCGCGATCCAATGCCTTTCTTCTTGAAAAGCTCAATGACTGTATTCTTCACATCGGTGCTGATGTCGCTGCCGGTGTAGCCATTGTCGTAAACAGCCATATTCACGGTCACGGCCAGCGTCGCCGGCCTATAAAATTGAACTGTGTTGCTTGAACCAGTCGTTGAATCGACAATTGGGTTTGACGTGATGAGCGTTCCACCCTCTGCGTCGTTCGTGTAGCCGCATCCAGCTGATTTTGCCGAGTAAATTGCCTGCGCAACCGCCGCATCCGTGCCGCCTGCAACGCAAATGAACACGGAATGTGGCTTTACAGCGATTCCATCGTCAGCATTTGGTAGAATCATAGGGTATTCATACCCATTCTCCAGCACTTCGACCGATGTCACACCAGAAACTGCCGAGATTGCGGCGCGAATACTCTGCGTGAAGCCCGTTCCGCGTGACTGACTCTCCAAGAGTCGCTTGCGATACTCGTAATCGCTCTCACCTTCGAGGCGCGAGACACCAAACATCGCACCAAGAGCGTCAATGTACTCGCCAATAGCCGTTCTTGGGTTCATGTTATTGGCATTTTGGGCGTTGACCGACACAACATTCTTGATGAGAATGGTGATTGCCTCGATCAGACGGCCTCCGGGCGTTTCAGTGTCTGTGCTGAAGTCGTTCCCGAAGACCGTTTTGAACACGGATTCAACATCCGTCTTCACGGAAGATGTCTGCGGGATCACGACGCCAGTTGACGTGACAAACTGATAGAGGTTTGAGAAAAGTCCAGCGTCCATTTTATTCCTTTCCGCGTGACAGTATTATAACACACTCATAATTGAGGGGTCAATCATGCCCACTTTGCGTAGAATGTCTTTTTGCCCTTATCCGTTGCCGATACTGATGTCACAGGATCACCTGTGAATTGTGCGTTCGTGTACCACCCGCCGAATGTTGATCCAGACTTGGTAATCTGGTCGCCTGTCGGAAGTGCCTTGACATATCCATAGACATATTTCAGCTCTCCATATGATGCCGCGATAGTTCCGCCGTTAGTCACGAGGTTGAGAGTGTATTTCACATACAGCGCAGGGCCACCAGTTGCGTCATCCCAGCGAGCGTAGATTGTGATCGCGCTTGCATTTGGAAGGGTTGTACTCTCCGTAACAATACTACCACCAGACACAGATGTATACCAACCAGCAAACGTCTTCCCATCCTTTGTTGCAGTTGGAAGTGACCCTATCGCCTCTAATCGCTTACAAGTCTTTGTCTGTTGAGACGCAGTTCCACCTTGTGCATCAAATGTCACAACAATCTGATTGCTGATCAGTATGAGATAGAGATTAACGGTTTGCCCAGCATCACCAAGATTCGTGAATGTTCCACCATCTGCAAACATCTTTCCTCCATCAAGCGACTGGCTGGTTGTCCATGTTGATGATGGGTCAAAAGTTTTACTTGTCCGAATCGACCATCCAAGAGATGAAACGGTTGGGAGCTGAACTGTCGCACCAACAGCACATGAGATCGTATGTGGAGAGTTTACACCAGACGGATCATTCAGTATCACGGTATATGTCGTGTCGCTTTTATAGTGAGCGTACAAAATCGAATCCGCGCTGAATGTTGTTTGCTCCGTTACGAGTGTTCCGCCGGATGCAGCTGTGTACCAACCAAGAAACAGACTACTTGGAGATACGGATGGGAGTGTTCCTATTTGTTCGCCAACCTTCATCGTTTTGTAGCCGTTGCCATTAACAATTCCACCGTTACCATCAAACAGAATTGTAAGGGTGTTTCCATTGTACACAGCATACAACGTTGGATTGTCTGTAAACTCTGTGTACTCATACTCTCGACCCATTACGTATGTTGGTTCTGTCGCGCCATTTATCTTTGACCATCCCCTAAAGAAGAATCCATCACGCTTCCAGAACTTTCCAATTTCCGACTGTTGGCGATTCGCGTAGCTCTTGAATATTGGTGCAGTGATTGATTTACCGTATTGTATCGTCATGTCCTCATGCGTGTAGTATGAAGTTTGACTTTGCCGGATGTCTATGAATTGTCCCGGCTCCGCCCTGAACGACACTGAATATGTAATAATCTCCCAGTTTGCGGTGAGCACGATTGACCTCCCGTCAATTGGTTGAGCAGCGTTCTTGAACTCAAACCAATCGCGGTTCTCGCCATATTTGTACGAGCTGGTCATCCTCATGAAGCTCCAGCTTTGCGTACTACTATCCCTATACTGTGGAGATAGATCAACTCCACTTCTTATGGTGCTGCAATCCCCAGAGAATGACCATCCCTTAAATCTATATCCAGCTCTTGTTGGAGTAAGAAGTCTTACCGGATTGTACCATTGGGCGGTTGTTGGGTATTCGCCAGATGCCGTACCCCCATTCAGATTGTATGAAATATTGTAGTGCGCGGTAGCTGAACTCTTCAACCCAAGAAGAATCACCCTTGATCCGCTTCTGGTGTCTATCTTTGCGTTGTAGAAATCAAAAGCCGACAACTCCGTCTTCTCACTAAACTTTACAGTGACATCATTCTTTGATGGGAAGTACATGTCGCTTTGCATTGTGTACCATCCATCAAACAAATATCCAGCTGGTATTCCGGCGTATTGAGTAGTGCTACTATCTACGCCGAAACTTGTTTCACCAGTAAGCCTTCCAACAGAACTCCACCCATAAGATCGTCCATCATAGGTGGAGTTATTGACGTATACATTTGTAATTGCGGAAAGTGTATTCCATCCATACGAGCGATATGTATCTCTATACAGCGTAGCCGAGTTAGAACTTCCAATCTCAGCAGAAACCGTACTTGGATATGCGCGATGATAAAGAGTCACATCGTCATTTGCAATATATCCACTCGGCATCTTGATCGTACATGCCGCATCGAGATATGGAGTTTCATCGTAAGTCCAATCATCATACCCACTTGGAAAGTAGAAATACTCACTTGGAAGCGTACCTGGCGTCGTCCCTTTACCTATGTTCTCCTGTACAATTCCACCTTCAGGAACGACTCTCTGCATACCAACGAGCATCTGTACGGTGCTTCCGTCTGGCTTTAGAAATCTCATGTCGTATGAAACAACAACCTTTGGGGTTGTAGATTCCATTTTGAACACGATGACAAAGTTTCCAGACATCGTGTCTCTACTTGCTCCAGCCGCAATTAGGTTCTGCCATAAGATCGGCTGATTTAGAGCCAAGCTTCCTGTGTCGATCTTTCTTGTCGCGTTCGCAACACTTGGATTATCCATGTCGTACGGGAGTGTGTAAAATCCGGTGGTATTATCACCAGAGATTACCTCAAGCCAACTCTTATGTATTTGAGTCGAAAAATTAAATATATCCCATCCATAGTCAAGGCCAAAGGATGAAACATATCCGCCCTTTATTCCGGCTCGATCCATTCTTCTGGTAGTTGGAGTCTGATGGTCTGGATCGTAACAAAACTTCAGGCTTGCAAGATTGTTCGACATTGCAACCTGAACGCCCATGTACTCGCCATTCGTTGCCATTGTCCATTGTGCGCTGATTGAAATCCAATCATCGCTATGATATTCTTTGTGTTCGGCAAGAGGATAGTAATTTTGGCCAGCGTCACCAAGGTATGTCTGCGGCCTTGAACTCGAAATGGGCTGTGTATTCAACCACCATCCGCCAAATATAAATCCACCTCTTGTTGCTGTTGGAAGTGGGACATAACTACCAAACACAACCCAGTCATTTGCGCGTGATGATGTTCCTCCGGCACCATTATAAACCAATCTGACCCTTGGCCTATATCCGGCAACAACAAGATACGTACCTGATCGCGTATCTCTCTTCGCGTATCTCTCTATTGTTGTTCTGTCGAGTGTTGTATTGGTAGAGATTTTAACTGCACACAATCCAAGTAGGTCGTCGAAAAGTGCTCTATCCTCATGATATGTAAACCACCCAATAAACGTCTTACCATCGTTTGATTCAAATGGTGCGGTAATAGAAAGCGACCCACCCTCCTCCTGAATGTACATCACAGCATTTGGAGAATTGCCATCCCAATCCTCTGTGACATATGTGTCCATCAATGGAACATGTTTCGTCAGCACATGTGTTCCGGCGTGTGTGCCTTGGTATCTGAGTGTGACCGGCGAATCACTTGTGACATACATATACGTCTGTGTTCCTGGCGGCTGTGGCTCTTCTTGAAAGTATGCGTAGATTGTGAAATCGGCCTGAGTCCTTATTTGGACTCTTTCGCCGGGCATTCCAACAAGTGTTCCTTTATTGTAGAATCCTGTGCATAGTAATGTTGGATGTGTGACGCTCGGAAGAATCACATATCCCCAATATTGATATATATCATACGACTTCGATAGTGTCGCACCAGAATTGGTACTTGCGTAATTGATTCGATGGAAATAAGAACTATATCCAAACTTGGCAAAAATTACATAGTTCCCAGTCCTCGTATCTTTCTTTGCATACCGCTGAATCGTCTCGCGTGTAATTGTTGCATCTTGAGAAATTAAGACAGCAGCATTTTCTTCCATGCAATTCACGAGGGCCATGTCCTCATGAAATGTAAACCATCCATAAAAATCTTGTGTATACGGCCCATCGACTACTGTTATTGAAAACTCATCATTACCGTAATACGAGATTGAGTCTGGAAAAGAAGCCGTTGAAGACGTGCTGCAATATCCATGGAATATGGGCGATCTTACATTTAGTGATCTTGATCCTTGTGTAATACCAGAGAATGTGATTTCACACTCTCCACCGCCTGATACATAAACAGTTTCCCTGCTTCCCGGATTTAGATTTTTCCATCCAGCGTTAAGTGTTGCGTTGCCCGAAACACCATACTGCTCTCCAGCACTACCTATTTTATTGCCGCTCGCATCATACCATCCATCAAAAGAAAATCCAGATCGTGACGCGCTTGGGAGAATAACAGAGAGTCCAGCGCAAATAGAATCTGATGACTTCGCTGGAGTTCCGCCATTGCCATTATACGTGATAACTGACCGTGTACCATATCCGGCCATGACAAAGAAGTTTCCGCTCCTTGTGTCTCGGCCTGCATTTGCAACAATCTCTGCGTATGATATAGTTTGATTGGACGAGATTCTTCTTTGGGTATATCTCGGCAACTGTCCATCCATCGACCTATCTGCATCGAATGTAAACCATCCAACAAACTCTTTCATGTCTGTGGATGTTGGCTCTGCATAGATGTGTGTTGCGGATGTGTCCTGAACAATTAAACTATCAGGGGTGTTGTCTGATGTTTGCTCATAAGTCCAGAACGTACTCTTGTAATTTGATTTCACAAGAGTGCCATTGTTTATGATGGCGCCAGTTGTTGCGTTCTTCTCAGTGAATGTAATACGAGTAGCCGAATCGCTACTCACAAAAAAAGCGATCTGAGCCATGTCAATTTACCCCGTTCAATTTCTTATTGGCATCTGTTGTGATATTCGAGTTGAAGCTACCACTCGCCACATTCTCAACACTCTTTCTCACATTTAGTGAATTCCCGCCATTCTTCTGTGTTGCCGAAACTGTAAAGCCCATTGATGGGTTCTCATTGGGATAAGCACATCCCTGTGATTTGGTTGTACATGATATGCTTACTGTCGCTGGTGCCGTGGTGATACTTATTGTGATTTCGACAACACCATTGGCACATTGGCCTACAACAATGTTTCCAGCACCCTGAGTAAAGTTTGCGGTTGGCTCAATTACAACCTGATGGATATTACCGCACGACTTGATCGGGCCAACCTCCGGCTGATCAGATGTAATGATGATGGTGATGTCACCGATAGCCGGAGCGGCCTTGAAAATCAATTGGTTGCCTCCGTGTTTGTACGCAAGCTGATTCATTCCTTGCTTGTAGCAGAGCTTTCCAAGGTCGGGATTGTTCATACCGTTTCCTCAACAGCTTGAGTAACATTCTCCCATCCGAGATCGGTCACACCATCTTCAATAAGAAGCCCATCGCGGAACTGCATCTTCTTCTTGTGTTGGCGTAGATATGGATGATTGTAGTCGTATTCGCTGATGAACGTCACATAGCCAGTATATCCAGACGTTCCAGTTTCGCCGGTTGCAGAGATCGTGACCGTGTTGTTGTTCACCGTCACTTCAATTCCTGTGCCGCCAACGATGTTCTTTTCGCCAAAGTCACAATCATCCGTTCCATAGAATTGAACACCAGTTGTGACATCGTTGATGATGAAGTCGCAAAGATCAGGCTTGTTGTTGATGAATGAACCTTTCGTATAATCATCCTCAGTCCAATCGGCCTGAACATTACTCGTGATAGTTGCGGCGGCAGAAGCCGTCACGGTAATATCCGTTCCGTCAACAGTCCATGTTTTTGTCGTTGCTTCTGGCTTGTCTGTAAGATCATTGTACGATCCACTGGACGCAACCTTCGCGAGAGTGACATTGGCAGTTCCAAAGAACTTCGCCGCCTCAGAGTCGCCAACGGTAAGTGAGCAGTTTGCCTTACTTGCGTCGAGAGACAAAATCTTTGGCTGGACATAGGTCAGTTGCTGTGCATCACCTTCAGGTTTGCTGTCCTCAATTCCGATTGCATTAGCGACCTTTGTTGTTGGTGTCACATTCCTCAAGACGTGTAGTGTTGGGAATGTAATCGAAATGTCTTTCGTAAGAACATCAACGCCAGCATGTTGCGCAGCTGTTCCTGTCACCTGAAAATACTGGATGCCACCGCTCTGTGCAACGGAAATACCAGTCGCGCCGGTATTCTCAATCTTCACATCCCTGGTTGTTGGAGTGATCGAAAGGCCAAACGTCTCATCTTTCACGTCAACACTATTTACGTCGCAGTCTGGAAGATTGATCGTTGCATCGGTGGCCTGATTTGCAGAGAATGTTCCGAGTGGCGTTCCGTCCGCATCCTTGATTGTAAGCACACCGTCGTTCACCGTCGGGATTGTCGGTGACGGGGCGTCCACATTCCACACACCATCCTGACCCTCGGTCACTGTAATGATTCCGCTTCCAGTCAGGGAGATTACGCCGGTGTTCTTGATCTTTTTTTCAAACGTGTCATCGTCATCAGTAATCTCAATACCAAGTCCTTCAGCCAAAAGCAGCTTCACAAGCGTGGCTGGCTTCTCTTCGTCACCCTCTCCTATGGTTGATTCCTCAAACTCGACACCATAGTCTGGAATGACAAGCATATCATTCTCAGAATAGATGTCGCTCGTGAACACCTCTTCGCCATCATGATTCAGAGCGGATGCTTTCTTGCGATGAAGTTTCAGATTGAGGTTCAGACTCGACTTCTGCGGCGAATCGTCGGTGGCCTCTTCATCAATAATTGTTTCGGCAATGATCTCGCCGTCGTACTCTTCTCCTTCCTCGGTTCTGAGTTTCGATTCAACGCTTACATCTCCAGTAATCTTGACACTTTCTTCTGTATTGCCGGTGAGCGTCATGCCCTCAAATGTCAGTGGTTTATCATCAAGATACAACCCTTCTTCACGGACAGTAAACTTCTTACCCTGTCCGTAGATGTTGACCATGCCATTTTTCTCAATCTCGATCAGGCTCCACGGGTACTTCTTGTAAACTCCGTAGACATCCTCAGTGTCGATCTTGTCATCCTTCTTCAGATTGCGAATCGTGAAATTACCATCCTTTGCAGGGCTGTCACTCGTCCAGTTGTCAGGAATGAATAATCCAAACTCAAACTTACCGATACCGTAGGATGAAAGGTCTTGTGGCCCTTCGTTTTCTTGCGGATCAATGTTCGCATTCTTCTCACGAATGTCGCGATTCTGACGGTCACCTGCAATAATCCAGCCGGTATCTCCCTCGCTGATTGGGCAATCAATCAGGTAGCCGCCGTGCATGACCTGCATCCACGGAACTTCCTTTACCGTCTCGCGCTTAAAGTTTACAACCCTGCCATCTTCAATCTTCGCTCTGTTGCAGAGAATGATACAGTCAACGGTATGACCATCATTGACCTTCGTTACCACGGCTGGCAGCATTCCACTTCGAGTGATTCGCTCGAAGTTGAACAAGGTCTTCATGAGTCCGCGAAGGGTTGTGACCTTTGAGAGATCGTATGTCGAATCGGAGTTTCCCATTTTATGCACCCTTATCCCTATGCCTCATCAGAGTAAACTCGGTCTGCCATTCCTTGCCGCGTAGATGTCCCTTGTGGCGTTTCTTGATGACGTAGTAATCTCCGCTCGCCTTTGGAACAATCTCAGATGTCAGATGAATCCAAGAGAACATACGGATGCGGTCGATGAGTCTTGTCGTGATCGACGCGCCAGAGAGTGTGACATTGCCAAGCTGAAGAAGTCCATGATCAAGATCAATTGGTTCTGAGCCGGTTGGCGTTTCGGTGAACGCATCCCTCTCTACTGCAACCAAAGCATCATCTTCAACCGACACAATGATCTGAAACTCATGCGACAATGCTTCTGGAAGTGACGCACGATTGCAGTCAAACGCAAAGCTGCCACACTTCTTGTCGCCGTCCTTCGCACGCCAGTCTGGCCGCAGTTTCATGATCTCTGCGCACTTGTTGAAGATCTCTTCGCGCGTCTTGTCGTACATCGTCTCGACCCCAGTGATCGGGTCTTTGTAGTTCATCATATTCAAGCAGTAGATGTTCATCCACATTTCCGGCGGATTGGTCGGATATGCCTGAATGATGTATCCTGACGCGATTGGTGAGCTAATGTTGTCGTTCTCGTAACCGGCATAGACCTCGATCCGTCTCATGTCAGCGAATGACTCGACAGGATTCCACACGGTTAGATAGTTGATCGTGTCGTGATTCAGTCCGAGGATTCCAACATTGAAAGCAACAACAGCGTCGCCGGTCAACTTTTCGATCTCGAAGCGGATGTCAAGTCCATTGGAGTCATTGCCTCCGTATGTCACCATGCCTCCGTCAGGCCCCTGAATCTTGATGAAGCCGACGCGATTCCAGTAATTCTGCTTCTCGGTCATTTCAGCATCTCATCCTCGCTGTCGAAGATGAACAGACACGTCGTGCCGTCGAAGTTCTGGCAGTTCGGATAATCCCCGTTGATGTCGTGAAACCTGAAATTGCCTCCAGCCATGCGCTGCCAATGGGCTGGAAGAATGTAGTTGTCGTTCGCGCACCTAACTCCAGCACATACAGTTGCATTATCAATCATCACATCAGCATAGATGATGCCGCGATAGGTATGCAACTTGAAGTTGATGACAATGCCGCCTGCTGATACAGAGAATGATTGATTCGGAAACTTACCAAGTGAGTATGTCTTCATGTCAACCTCAATTCGCCATTGCAAATCCGCAGCTGCGGTTGTCGGAGTTGTCGGAGTTGTCCACTTCTTTTGAGTGTCCCTGCACCAGTAAGGCCTCGCGGAAGTCCAGCTCATATACCAGCCAGTCTGGCTTATCCTTGCTCTCTGTGTGTGGACATGATTTGAGCATCAGGTTCTCATAGCATGCTTCTTTCGTGGCCACAGAGTAGAACTTGAACTTACGGTTCAAGAACATCTGATACAGCTTCTTAATGTCATGATCGGCGTTCTCGCCATAGACATGGATGATGCCAGTGATGATGATATGGTTTGGCTTGATAACCTTGTTATCAAATGACTCCGTACCAGTTTCGACTGGAGCTGAAATCAAGTCTGAGTCCGGGTTGACCTTAATGTCCAACACCTTAAACTCTTTAAGTGGAGCTGTGTAATCATTCGTCGTGTAAACAGTCACTTCCATCTTACACCTCACCCAATCATGGCCGGATCGCCATCAACAGCAGTCAGGACATAATCAATTGTTCCGTTTGCGTATGCGCTCATCTTGTTCATGAAGTCGTTGGGGTCTTTCACGTCCTTCAGGATCACCTGATTTACAGCCATTGAGACCTGCTTATCGTGACTATCGTTTTTTGTTTCGCTTGTAGAGCCACCAGTCGCGTCCTCTTTTGCGGAAGATTCAGCAGCCTCCTTCGCTTTCTCGGCGTTTTCATTCCCTCCAAAAAGCCAATCCATCAAATCGCTTCCGAGATTGAAGCCAAGTAATGAATTGATGCCCGACTCAAACATGTCGCGGAGCGCACCAAGCCTTCCGTTGTTGCCTCCTCCCCATGTGAAGTCAGCGAGATTCTTGAAGTCATTTGATATTGCCCAGCCAGACTTCGCAAGGTCATTCACAACCCACGATCCGATCGGTTCGAGGAATCTCCCAATCTCGCCCCACATGCTCGACAGTGACGCACCAAGATTCCCAGCCGACTCCGAGAAACTTCTTCCGGCAACGGCAACATTTTCGTCGCCATAACCAAAACGCTGATATGCGTCAAAGCGATGTATCCAATCCTTAAAATCTTCTGGATGATCCAGCATCGCATTGAACTCAGAATCCGAAGCGTGAATGTCGTTCTTCAATGCGATCTGACGCGCCCTGTCGAGCTTTGGAAGAATTTTTGCTGCACGAGCCAGCTTCTCTTCACGAGTTGCAAATCCACCGGGGCCACTACCCATCGGATTGATACCGTATCGGTCGATCTTGATCAACTCATCAACACCACCGCCCATGAGAATGTTGCCGACGAGATTGTTCCACCACGCTTCACCCTCTGCAATCGTTCTCTCATTCCCGCCATAGCCGGACAATGCAAGGCCACGTGTCACGGCAGAGAGAAGCGTCGTGCCACTTGCTCTTGCCATATTTGATGTCGCGGCAATCTTTTGAATCTCCCCAAAGCTCCTTTCGATTGCGTACTTTGCACCCATCAGAGCAACAACGCCCGGATGCCTTGTGAGCATGTTCATGCTGCTAAATGCTCTTGGGAACACCTTGGCATAACCGGCAATCCTGTAAAGCTCTTTCGTTGAACGCTTTGAGTCTTTGAAGAATCCCGGAAGTTGCTTTAGGACATTACGACGCATGACCTCATCGGCACGCGACTGCCCAAGTGATCCACCACCATACTTCTCTGTAAGCGTCTCGCGCTCCTTATCGAAGTCATCCAACATATCATATCTGAATGACTCGCGGCCGGCCGCTCTCTTTCTCCACGTCGCCTTGCGTCGTTCGTCGAGGTAGCCCTTCACGCGCTCACGCTTATCGGCAAGCTCGTCTGCGTTCCACGCCTCTTCCCAGAAGTCGCCAAACCTATCCTTGTAATCCGCTTTCTTTGCCAACTCTGGGTTGAGTGTTCTGAAAACGTAGTCAGCGGACTGGATCGCACGGTCAATACTCCCGATCTCTCGATGTGTGGTCGTGCGCGTCTTGGCGTAATTCTTGACAGCGGCTGTCTTGGCGTAGTCAAAAATCCTCTGCTTCGATGTCGTGGACATGCGACCGCCACCGTTCTTGAAAAGATCTTCCCAGAATCGGCCAACAGGATTGATACCGCCGTACAAATGGCTCGTCCTGTTGGCATAACCGGCAATCCTGTAAAGCTCTTTCGTTGAACGCTTTGAGTCTTTGAAGAATCCCGGAAGTTGCTTTAGGACATTATTACGCATGGCCTCATCGGCACGCGACTGCCCAAGTGATCCACCACCATACTTCTCTGTAAGCGTCTCGCGCTCCTTATCGAAGTCATCCAACATATCATAGGCGTAATTATTGGCAACGGCTGTCTTGGCGTAGTCAAGAATCCTCTGCTTCGATGTCGTGGACAGTGGAAGCGCAGACGTTGGGAAGAGAGACTGAAAGGCGGACAGGATCGACAACTCGCTCTGGCCGCGCATATTCTTGGCGAGAGCCTCAAGGTCTTTGATGCCCTGAATCTGTGCATCGTACTCGATGCGACCGCCACCGTTCTTGAAAAGATCTTCCCAGAATCGGCCAACAGGATTGATACCGCCGTACAAATGGCTCGTCTTGAAGCCAGCGTGCGTCTTGATCTGATGTGTGATTGTCGCAAGAAGCCTACTGAACTCCGCAGATGTAGCCATTATAATCCCTTCCTAAGTCTGGCAGACTGAATCTGCCTTTGTCTTGCAGACCACTCGTTGTACTTGCGCGTGTAGGTCACTTCCCACATGTTGTACATATCTTCCAATGAGTAGCATTCCTTCAACTCCCTGAGAGTCGCCTTGCCCGAATCAAGCACTTGTGCCACCATCGGGTCAAGATTCCTCGACGGCCCTTCGCTCTTGTTTACGAGCCGGATTCCGTTGCCGCCCCCGCCGGGATTTCCAATAGCTTTCGGAGGCCTCCATCTGCTAAAAAAGAGAAGTTCTCCCTGACCATGTGCATAACCAGTTCAAGCATCTCCTCCACGTCCGTGAATGTGTCCTCGATCATCTTTGCAGTGTCGAGCGACAGCCACGAATCGTCGCGAGAAACAGCCGTATAGGACAGGATTGCGCGAACCGCATCAGAGTCCATCATCGTGATTCCAACAGCTCCGTTGTCTGAAACAGACTTCACGATGTCGTTGTAAATCGCGAGGGCTTTGAGAGCCGGAATACGAGAGATGGCGAACTTACGTTCGCCAATCTCCACTTCCTTCATATCAATGAACTTTCCGCTTTCCATTGATTAGCTCCTTACGAGAATGACTCAAACTCGAAGGTGAATGTACGCGCCGACTGGCGACCTTCAGCCGAAGAAGATGGGCCCGTCGGGCCGGACTTGATGCGACCGTTGCCATACTTGTAGTTACGGAAGCCGCCGCCGTCAATGTCTGGGATCGTGAGCGTGCAATCAACCTTCATGCCGCCAACGCCAGCACCAGCACCGGGCATGAGTGAACACTTCGCAAGAAATGCCGTGAGGTTCTTGTCGTTCTGCGATCCCGGAATGACCGTGACCGAGAGCGGGTAAACCGCAGGCTTGCGAGAAGAAATCATTTCGCCATTGAGATTCTTCTGGTTGTCGCTGACCTCAACATCAGGTGCCTCGAACGGCGTACCTTCATCAGAGAACTCATTGATCGTCTCGTTAAGTCCACCACTGAACTCAATTGACGCACCGACTGTGGAAATATCCTTCATTGTGCCTTACCTCCAATTACACGAGGGCATGAGAACCTTCGCACTTGTAGATGTTGTCGCCCTTACCATAGCACAGGATGTACTCAACAACCTGACGCTCGACACCGGCAATCGTCCTCGTGACGAGATTCGCATGCGTGTACCAGCCGCGAGACTGGACGTAGGCAGCAGCATTCTCGTCGCCTGTGAACGCCTCGATGTTGGCGATCTGCGTATTCGAGAGAACCTTGTCAACCAGAATAACGCCATTCGCGACAGCTGCAACAGCAACGCCGGTGAGCATCGTGAGGACGCGGCCAACTCCAACGCCGTTAGCTGGGAGCTTACCATTCTGGACGAGGTTGAACCACTCGCTTTCGACATACTGATTGAGCCAGCAAGCATCGAGATAGACACCAGCATCCAAACCGTTGGAGTTTACGCCGGTCTGGTAGAACTTCTTGCTCGCACCATACGTCTGGACAAGCCCAACGTAATTGACCTTCAGCCCATCGTAGGTGTCGGCATCGGACTCGCTCGTGACTGTGGCGGTTTCATTGCCAAAGTCTTTATACATGAGTGTCGAAGAAGCGTCCTTGCTGTAGTAATTGATCGACGCGGCCCAGCCCATCGCCATGTACGCGGCAAAGTTCGTCGTACCAGAACCGAGGACGAGGTGAACACCACCAAGACCACCAAGAGAGGCCGCGAATGTAGACGCATCAGCAGTCGTGACAGGCACAACCATCAGATAGCGATAGCCAAAGCCAGAGTTTTCCGTCGCGATGTCGAGAAGTCCGCCAGCACCAGAAGCACCAAGCGTTGTCACGCCAAGGAAGGTGAATGTGCCGAAATTGTCGAACGTCGAAATAACGCGGTCGAAAGTCTGCTTCAGCGTCTCTGCTGTATCATCAACCTCGATCCCAGTCTTCGCGAGATTCAGGACGCGAGGATAGCGACCTTTCTGCTTGACCGAGAAATACTTTGTCGCGAAAGCAACCGTGTTGCTGTTCGCCGCAAAGATGCCATTGATCTCCGAGAGATTCAAAGATACTACCTGACCAGCATTGAAGTTGGTGGCCGCTGTGCTTGTGCCTGTAGCGGACTCACTCGTGAAAACGAGGCCGGAGAAGTCACGATCCCCAACCCCATTGGTGACAACGCTCGACGCGATGTCAATGTACCTTTTAATCGGAATCGCCATTACGCTCTCCTTTTCGTTTTTTACACCGGGCGGATATGCGGCTCAACCGCGTTAAGCTTGTTCTGCCCGAAGAGTTGCACCTTTGGCACTTGAATCTTCACCGTGAAGACCGCGCGTTTCTGGTACAATTCACTGTTATCATTATACACTATCACCGATTCTGTGTCAACGCGCAGCGGGGCAACTCCGCTCTTGCGAAGGTAGTCAGCTCCGGGGCCATTGAACCAAGTGATGAGCATCTGTGAAACATCCTCTGCCAGTATGGATGTGTCATCCGTCGCATCTGTTCGCTTCAGGATTGTGCTGAGTTGCCAATTCTGCTCCTCGATCCATTCTTCTCTTCGCCCAAGAACGCTCGCAGTCACAGGATATTTCTGTGCCTGCCATCCAACGCGAGAGCATTTGATGAGATTCATCAGCACAACCTTGTTGGCTTTCTCAAACGATGCGTTCGCAAACTCCATGACATCCCAGCCGGTCTGGCTGAATTGTGTAAGGCCCTGAATGATGCACGAGCGAAGAATCGTCTGAACCTCAAACCTTGTTTTATTGGAAGCACTCATGCGATAACCTCCCCAACGTAAATGCGGCGAAAACCAGAGAACCCATCCCACTCCGCAACATGAAGCACGTTGAACACATCGTTGTTGATCTTGACCTGATCGCAAGTGTCCTGTTTGGCGATTGTTGAAATGGACTCGTCATCCGTCCAGATTGTAAAATATCTCCTTGCCCAGTCAAGGCCCATTTCCTTGTAATCCTTCTCGGAGATATTTTTGCCACCAAACGACGAGACGATACCCGGCTGAACATGAGCGTTGATTGTTTTCCACGTTCTCGCGCCAGTCTTTCGGATGCCTGCGGACGTTGTGATTGATGATGTCGCCTTTCCATACTCAATCTTACTTCTCGGAATGAGCGAGGAAGCGATCTTATGCACATTCATGTAGAGGCTCATAGCGGAATCCCATGTGTCTGAAGAAAGTGAATTGCAGCGAACTCTTCTCTACTTGCACGGTCGCGCAAGATTGAGATTGCCTGCCTATATTCTACCAAACGTTCGTTGGCTTCGTCCTTCACATACTGCGGCCAAACCTTTTCAGGGCCAAGAACAGCCCTTGTGCCACGTACCCAACGCTGAAAGTCGGTGATCTTGTTCATCGACATTGAAACAATGTCACCCATGTCATCACCCCGTTGTCTGTTCTTCGCAATGATCTCTCTGTCGTGTCTTTCCGCGAAGTCCTCGAACTCTTCCAGTGTCTTCGCGTCGCTGGACAGCATGGCTTCTTCGATCTTCCTGTTGCGCTTCTTGGCTCGGCTGCGTTCGCGATCTTCAATTCGCTTCTTGCGCTTCTTCTCGGCCATCTTCGCCTCTTCGCGCATACGCTTCTCGACCTTACTCTGCCACTTGATGAATGTTTTGATCTCTGCTGACTGATCAACAAACACCTCAAAGTCTATCGCTTCTGCGAGCTGGCCCGATTCGACAAGTGATTTATCGTCGCCCGATCCGTAAAGACTCGGATTGATCGCTTTTTTCTTCTCGCGGAAGTAGTCAACTGTCTTGTCCTTCAATGGTGGCGTATCACTTCCGTAGATGTACGACCTGACCTCCTCCGTCCACTTGCCAGCCACAACGGACAGTTTGTCGATGAATGTCTGTTTCGACAGAACACCCTTTGACTTCACGATTTTAAGAACGCACTTCTCAATCTCGGAATTGATCTTCTTCTCGTTCTTCAGGAGAACCGTGAGCGGCTTAAAGTTTAGATTGTCCAGAAGTTCAAACAGGACATCGTACTTCAATGTGTCGCCATCCTGACCTTCTCCAATTGGCTGACCCTCATGTCGCAAGGACTTATCAACAACGCCAATGACAACTGTGAATGTATCAGGCGTGAATCGTCCGCCTGTGAATGATCCTCCGAGACGAGACGTGTAGTATGGCCGGTTGAAGCCCTTGTAGATGTCGTTGAACGCCTCGGCACGCTGCCTCATTCCGAGGTAATGCGAGCGTTCATATTGTTTACCAGCGTTCGGGCCACGTGTGATGACACCGTATGTTTTGTGAACACCGCCAACCGTCGTGTACTTCTTTGGAGAAGAGAACGTCCCCGTATTGGGGACGAGCTTGAATTGGAACACCTGAAAAGGCGACCACGGAAACTGATCGGTATCAGGTGTTTTGACCATTCATCACACCAAGTCCCTGACCGAATCAACCTCTGTATTGAGGAAGATGCCAGCCGGAGCCTGCGTATCAAGGAACGCGAGAAGTTCGCGCCCATGCTTCGTTTGGGCCAGCCAGTAATTCCAATCGTCAGACTGGAATGAGTTGGGTTTTGTGTTCTCGATCTGGACAGAGCCGACAGTCGCCTTGAAGGGTGTGCCTGCTGCGGCCACTCCATCTGTGCCGGTCACATCATCCAACTCAATGAGGTGTGCCGTCATCAGGAACAGGGCGTAATTGCGATATGGGCCACGCAAGGGCATCCCCTCTTCGTCGGGCGTGACGTGCATCATGGCCTTGTCGCCACTCAACTGGACATACGCCACTTTGTACTTCACCGAGTCATTGAACTCGGGGAAGCGAGCAAAGAAGTCTTCAAGAGGGAATACCCTATTCATACCCTATGCCTTTCTGTGGCGACCACGGCGGGACTTGCGCTCCTCCGCATCGCGCTTCTTCATGTAAGCCATCTTGCCAGCGTTCTGCTTGCGAATCTCGTCAATGTCTTCGCCAGCCTCTGAAATGTTGACCGAGCCATCCTTCTGAAATACTCCTCCGGCATCCTTGATGTCTTCTGGTGTGAATGGACGGTTCGGAATGAGATCGTTGTCGAGCATGTCATGCGTCTCACTGTCGATGCGGTTCTGGTCGCTGATAGCGCCCTTCAAAACCTTCATCACGCCGCGCTTGACATCGGCCTGAAACTTCTTGATCTCCTTCAGGCGGTCATACGTCTTATCATCCAGCACCGTAGCAACACCATCTGGGATGTAAATGCCATGCTGGCTATGTGGACGGCCACTGTCGCGGTCAACGCCTCCGACAACGCCTGCACCACCGTGAATCAAAATCCCCTCATCGACGGGGAAAAACTGCCCATTGACAAACTTGAACTCCTGATAGAGAAAAGGGATGGGCTTCTTGCTGATGATTGTATACATTTGGTATCTCCAATGATTTAATGGATGATGGTTTTTTAGAGTGGGGAGTCGGCCACTTCCGACTCCCCACTTTTGCTACACCCGCTTACGAAGCGGAAGAAGCACCGGCAGTCCAAATCTGGACTCCAATCGGGCAAGCGCAGAGCGCACCAGCCACAGACGAGCTGTACGCTTCCTCGCGACCCTTCAGCGTAGGCATCGCACCAACGAGGCGGAGAGCCGACGTGCGCGAAAGGTTGATCGTGTCCATTCCGACACCCGGAACGCTGACCGCGTAGACCAGCATGCACGGATCACCTTCAGCAGCATCATCAAGCTCCGGCTTGAAGGAAATGTGAGCCGCTGGCCAATTCTCCTTCAGCCACTTGTTGGCCGTCCAGCCAACCACCGTGTCGTTTGACACAGCCGTGAGGGCCGTCTGCCACTTGATAGGCATCGCGATCTCGACCGGCAACGTCTCGATGTCACCATTGCCCTTCAGATCGGTGGCCATCTTCTGCTTGATGTAGCGGAAGAACGCCGCAACCTGAGTTGGGGTGATGTCCGCCGAGCCAAGATCAACTGGGGCCGCAAGAGCCGCAGGGAGATTCGTCTCGGTGAGCGCACCGTAGAGCTTCTTACCGGGGAGAGAAACGCCCTTCCAGAAGAAGTTGTTTTCCCAGATGTCCTGAGTCAGGACGAGGGCATCCTTCTTGTCCTTATAGGCGTTGCGGCGCATCACACCAGCAACCATCTCCTCGCGCTTCGTCACCTCGATACCCCACTCCAGACGGAGTGTGTCGCGGGTGTCGTAGCCGTAGTTGTACGACCCGAACGTCGGGCGGCTGAAGTCATCGTAGAAGCCCGTGCCACCCGTGGTAAGCTCGCGCATCTTGAAGATGATCTTCTCGGTGAGCCAATCGCCCATCGTCTTTACGCCGAACGTCTGAACAGCCGTGCGGCCGCGATAGAGGCGGTTGATCTCCTGCTCGTTCCAGACCATGAAGAACTGGCCGAGCGCGTCGATGTTGGCATCGCCAAGCTCGAAACCGGCATCCTTCGCATACGCCTCAACGTGAGCCTTAAACTCAGCATCGTTGGCCATGCACTGCACGATCTTTGCGGCATCACAAGTGAAGCCCATCTTGGCGAGTTCCTTTGCATTGAACGCGCCGCCGGTCTTCGCAATCGCATCACACACCATCAGGCCCTTGGCTGAATCAGCTGGGGACTGTGAATGGGTGACAATCGTCATTTCAGGCATATTCATTTTCCCGTACCTCCTTACTCACCAAGGCGCACAATCGCGCGCTTGCCCGTATCGTCGATCTTCACGACAGTACCAACAGCATTGGAACCGTCCGCGCTCTTGACGTACTTGCCGCCACTCACCTTGATCTTATCGCCAACCGCAACAGCTAACTCGAAGGAGGTGTACCAGCAACCGCGAGCTGCAACACCAATCTGCGTTCCCTGCGGAACCGTGATCGTGCGCGTATCATCAGGCAGCGACATCTTGATGTGCTGGTGAGGGCCGACGGCCATACCGAGGTACGTGCCGGAACCCGACTTGCACTGATTGAACTCACCGGCCATGCCGTCCGCAAAGACTGGCTGACCGAACGTAGCACCGTCCGTACCCTTCACAACATAAGGATCGGCGCGGAACGGCTGGCCATTCGCGTGTTCACCATCGAACCCGAAGGCCATCGTGTTAGTGATCGAAGTCTGCATTTTACTGCTTCCTTTCAATTACCTCGTCTTCATGTAATCCGCCACGCTCATTGAGCCGGGGTGAACCGCACCATCACCGACCTGAGTTGTGACAGACTTGCCACCCGCACCCGCAAGGTAGCCCTTCAACGCGACGATGGCGTTTTCAGGTTTGACATTCTTCAAAAAGGCAGGGGCCGCATCACAGGCACAAACCTTCACGGCAAGAGCCTGCTCATCCATGATGCCGTCAAGATTCTGCACGCCAAACTTCGGCTTGCAATCCTCGGCAAGAGCGATGACAGCCTTGTACTTCGCAACAGCATCCTTTGCCGCCGCTTCGCACTTGTCCGCGCACTCCTTCTCGTCGGCCTTTTTCTGCTCCTCAACGGCAGCATCAACGGCCTCCTTCTTCTCGGCCTCGACCTTTTCGGCCGCAGCCTTGTCATCCGCTTCCTTCTTGGCGGCAGCTTCCTGCTCCGCCTTTTCGGCAGCGGCTTTCTCATCAGCCGTCGGAGTATTCAGAAACTCCTTGGCCTTCGCCTTGCACTCGTCGGAACACTCACCGAGGCCCTTGACAAGTTCATCAGCGGAGATAGTCTTCCAATCCATAGTGGGTTGCTCCAACTGGAATGATGAGTCGCAGATGTGCTTGCAGTCCACGACGCGGCATTGCGACCCGTTGCGTGCCTCGTCAACCAGAGCCAAGTGGTTTCCCGCCTTTAGCCCAGACTGCACAAAATCATAGTGTTCGCCATTGAACTCGCCAGACACCTTACGGAACTCACATGAGTACCCAAGTGACAGCTCGCGCTTCCCATGTTCAATGGCATGAATGACAATTGGATCCCAAACATCGACACGGCCATGAAGCTCATTGCCAACAACCTTCACCTCGGTGAGAACGCCAGACTCCTTGCCGGGCTTCTCCAGACCGGGCGCGTTTCCAATGCCACCCTCTTTCGGATGATTGTTGCGAAGCGGCTTGGCGTTGCAAGACAGAACGAACGACGCCTTTGTGACTTCCGACTTCGGACGATAGACCTTGTAGAGCTTCTTTTGCTCCAAGCCCCAGACCTTTCCACCGGGATCAAGCTCACAACCGGCATACTCCGCGATGCACTCGCGGAAGAAGCATGCGTCAGAGTATGTGACAAATCCTTCTTGTGTGACAGTTTTCATTTTTCAGGTCATATCATATCAGATTCGGGATTGCCGTGCAAGTCAGGCAGGGTTATCGCCATTGATGTTATGGTGAGAACCTGGGCCTTTCTCTCCGCGCTTAAACGCCTTTGCCTCTTCACGGAACTTCATTGCGCGTGCCTCTTCATAGAGGATTTCAGCCTGTTCTGTAACGGTCGGAAGATCGACATCGCCAAACTTCGACTCGAACTGCATGTCCTTTCCGAGGCACGCCGCTTCGATTCTCGCAGTCTTGTTGACGATCTGCTTCAAATCCTGATCCTGAATCTTCTTGACGTTCGCGGCGTACAGCTTGATCTCGTAGTTACCAGAGTTGGCAAAGCCTGTCAGCTGGGCCATCATGAACTTCGGTGCTGGAATATCAACCTCGGCACAGAGGATTCCGTATTGCGCTGTGGTAAGCTGCATACACTCAGTGAGATACGTATCCATCTGCTTCGCGTTAGAATTGCGAGGCACCACGCGGACTCCCCAGTTGTCTGAGTTTCCTTGGCAGTTTTTGAGGAACTTCTTGGCGTACTCAGGATTAGCAGCCATCTTTCGGACATCTGCTTCAAGTACGAACGCACGCTTGCTGCGCAGAAGCATAGAAGATTCATTGGCACAAACCTCGGCAGAGTACAAGCGTTCGATAATCATCTGTGGAACGGACGGCCCGAAATACTTGTACATCGGCTGGTAAATCTTCGCCGTGATCATGTTGCGGCGAAAGAAGCACCATGAGCGATGGATGCGCTTCTGAATGTTTCCACCTGACGTGCCGCCGTAAACATTCCAATGTGTCGGCACCATGTAAAACTTGTACGTCGGATCGAGCAATTCGCGGCTACCAGACTCAATCTCTGGGCAGAGGTAGTATGGCTCAATCACAGTCCATCCAAGGAATGTCTTGCCTTTCAGCTGTGAGTAGTCAACAAGCGGATCGGACATATCGACATCTTCCTCGAAACATGGAACCATGAGAACGCCGCCGAAGCCGCGCTTGTAGCACTCGGCCAATCTCATGGTTTCGTCAAGCCCAAACTCTTCCGAGTTGAACTTAACCTTCATTGCCTCGACGAGCTTCTTGTCTTTCGTTCCACATGGAACAATCTCATACCCACAAGACACAGCATCGTCGCCCGGCATAGTGCAGGCCTTGTAGATGAAGCAGTTTTGCATGAACCACGCATTGATCTGGTCGCCCAGATAGAAGTTGCGTGCAGCAAAGTGCTTCATGAACTTGCCTGCAATACCCTTGATCGGAAGAAGTTGCGGAGGGACTTCGCGAAATCCAAGTGGGATCGGGCCATTGTACTCACACTCGGACATATTGATCGTGCCACTCGAAGAATCGCAAGTGATCTTCAAGCCGCGACCGGCAGAGCCAACAGGGATACGGACATCAGGAAAGACATTCTCCTTTAATTCCCTGTCGGAAATCTCAGGAACTTCATCGAGGTACGCAAGCGCACTCTCCATCCTTCCGTATTTTTGAGTCAGGGACTCAGGCTTCTCTTTTGACTTCTTCATGCGAATAAGCTCCCTCGCGTAAAATTATACACAATCAGATTTGGCCGCGTCAATCATCCGCATCCTCATCCTTCTTGTAGCCGGTTGACACACACCCATCAGCAATGGCCTCATTCTCGGAATACCTGAAACAGTCGAAACAATGATCGCCCTTCTTGCCGGGCTTGTCAAACCATCCATTACCTCCGGGCCTCGGCAGAGACTCAAACTGCATCAGCTCTTCCCTTATCTCTTCTGGGAGGGTGTCATTCAGCACGATCTTCACGAGAGATTGTAGGTATGTGCCGCCAGCATTGCGCCCGTTTACTCCCTGCTTTGGGGCGGCAACCAGCTCCATGTTATATGGATCACCAGATAGAATACTGGCCGGAGCGTCGCCCTGAGCGTCGTACCAAATCGTTTCATCAACAGTACCAATCTTTTGTTTCTCTTCCAAAACCAATTCGGCAAACTGTTGGTACTTTGACTTTGGACTATCCCTATCCCATTCCTTCTGGTAGATTCCGTTGATCACATACCCAATCATCGTATCGGTGTCGATGTAAGTGCGCAACCAGACATTTGGATCGTTCTTACCCCAGTCGATACCTTCGTTCGTGTAGTCGAACTTGGCGATCTCTTCTTCTGAAATATGTCCGACTTCGAGGTTGTCGAGATATTCGCCGCCGGTTCCAGTCACCTTGCCGAGGTACATATGCTCATACTGCTTCGGCTTGCTGGCTTTCATCTGCTCAATCTCAGATAGAATCTTCGCGCCGAGCCACGCCTTTGGCATGGTAAGGTATGTTGATCTGTGAGAGAGTCTTGTCTTCTTGTCGCGCTTTCTCGCCTCTACATTGATCCAGTCATGATTCGACTTTGGTGGGTTATACGTGAGGATCGTCAGATATTCCTGATCGCCGGCCGAATCATCGTCATAATCACGCTCATCATCGTCAGCACCGCCACGGAGGATTGACGCAACTGCTTGGTCAATCTCTTCCATTGAGTTGAACTGCTTTGCTTCCTCGAACCACGCGATTGCGATGTAGCCATCTTCAACAGTAATTGAACGTACCTTCTCTTCGTCATCGAGGCCCACGAAGAATATCTGTTGTCCTGTAAGTTCATTTGTGAACGTCAGCTCGGTTTTGTTTGGCTTCCAATGATGCAGGCCGAGACGTTTTCTGACCTTCATCATCTGCTTCCAGCAAGACTTACGGATCGAGGAACCAACCTTACGGATGATGACGGCATTTTTCTTTGGATCAGATTCAAGAGCGAGCCACACAATGACCGATGCAAAGTATGACTTGCCAGATGCACGACCGCCCTGAAGGAACAGTTCGTCGTATGGACTCGGAGGAATATCACCACGAGCGTCCTTCCCAGCGATGAACGGATAGATCGCATTGTAGACGATGTTGAACGCCGGTTGCCATAGCTTGCCAAGCTGGATCATTTCGGCGTAGTCTTTGGCGTTCTCCTCAACTTGCGCTTCAACTATCTTTTGCTTCGACATCAATCACCTTACCTTGTGCTTCCTTTGACTGCTGGATTGGTATTCCGTTTTCATCGACGGCAATCACCGGCATGACCGGAACAAGTGCAATTCTCCTGACGGCCTGACCAGCTCCAAGAAGTGATGCCTGCTCACCATACTTCTCCGGCATCATCTTTGGCAGGCAGAACTCAATCATTTTCTCGCGAGCAATTGGGTTCACTCCGTCATCAAGACACATATCGACAGCGGCTTGCTCAATCTGCTCCGCAGTAATTGCCATCGCCGTCCGAACAGACGCAGCCAATTCAGGATCATTGTCGAGCATTCGCTGTACATAATCCCGCGTCACTCCATTCTCTCTGGCAATCGTAGCAAGTTGCGGATGCTTGCCGGATAGAAGTGTCGCACGAATCTTACGCTGTACTTCAAATGATACAGCCCCGCCATTGTCAATTGACGGTGTGTGCACCCTTGGTTTTGGTATTACATCGCCGCCCATAAATCCAGAGTTGAGTCTGGTCTTAAACGGTTTCGGGTTTTGTGGTCGCACCATTGAGCGTCCTCCAGCATAAGCCCTTGATAGTGAGCATCTTCTGCGACACACCATCAAGGATCGCATGGACACCAGCAATCAGGCCCGGCTCACGCTTCGCCTCTTCGATTGCGAGAATGCCTGCTGCGCACGAATCATACAGCGAACGCACCAAATCCTGATTCGTGACAGAACTCAAATCTGGACAACGTTCGATTGCGGCCTTATGGATTTCAATTTCCTTCGGCGGCAATTCCTCTTGCATGCCAAGGAAGTAAGCCTCCTTCAAATCATCCTCTGCCGTACCAAAGTCAACCTTGTCGGCCAAGAGGTGAAGAGCATAAAACCATTCGTCGTTTGAGAGATAGTGAACATCCTTCGCCAACCACTCAACGATTTCTATTGCGATCAGAACTTCCAGCATTTTTTAGATACTCCTTCAGTTTTTCGGTAAAGCTCTTCGGTAAACCATACTTCTTGTCCACCGCGTTCATCATTCTACGCTCTTTTTTTTTCATGGTCAATACGGTGCGTAGTTGTTTAGGTCAATCCCAAGTGTCTCATATCCAGCAATTCTCCATTTACTCCCGGAGTTGTGGTGTCCGGGTATGGATTGTTGGATAGCCAAGTTAGGTGTTGCCATGACAAGTCGTAGGCCGGAAAGCATCTTGCTTTCAAACCATTGGTCACAGATGCGAGCTTTTCGATTGTGAACCTTCGTATTGATTGCAGACTCATACAACCAGATCATCCTTTTCATTGCGGCGCGTGAAAGAATATAGCACGCGCCAGACCTCATCGACGTAAACTCCGACCAGCCGGAAAGTATTTCTCGAAGAGGCGTTTTGATTCCTCGCTTGGGTGGTATTCCGTCGAGCAAGAGTACATCTGCTTCAGGAGCAGATACGATTTCTCTTCTGATGTTCGTAATTCTTTTTTCAAACCTACAATCATCTTCGCAGATGAAGACATACAATCTTCCGAGTTCATAAGCAGTCTTGATGATTCTGTAGTGCATCCGCGAGCAGTTAAAGAATCCGATGTTGTCATCAAACATCTTTGTATGCGGCATTGCATTCAGCAGCACACGATCAAATGGATTTGGAAATGCCCAATTGATTGTGAAGTCAAACTCACCAACACGACGCAATTCGTCACAAATGCGCACACACCTATCCTGTGTACCGGTGAAGCAGATCACATTTGGACTTGGTATTTCTGCCTCTGTCATTTCTCCCACCTCGACTTTTCAGGATAATGCTTCTTGAGCCATCGCATGAGGTTCCCCCCATTGAACGCGGAGTCATCGACCGAAAACATATTGCGACACTTGCTCTGAAGAATCTGCTCGACCTCACCGAATGACTTACACTTCACATCTTGACCAAACTTGATGTAGTCATCTGCCGAAACCATCTTTTTGTTGATCGCGAGATTATTGAAGACAAGCATCGGCTCAAATCCATACTCGCTCCAATCTTTGTGCAGCTCTATCATTTCCTCAACCTCATCGACCAGACGGCAGTCAATGTGCATATCAACGTGACGAACACAATTGATGATTGGCAGGCCATACTTTTCAAGAAGTAAACGTGTGGCGATGATCGACTTCTGATACCGTCCCGGCTCATGCCCATAACTGGCAACAAACTCATTGTACCCGTAGATGTCGCCGCTGTTGTAGCGCGGCCACTTATCCATGTCCGCGTCACGGAATAAGAAGTGATCGTCGCATGAAATCAGAACATCCTCTTTCAGGTCGAGCTTTCTGATTGCGGCAATAATCTTGTGCGTCATGTTCCAATGCTTACCAAGAGGACAGATGTCGTGTTCATGAATGATCGTTGCCTTACCTCCGACGAAATCAGGAACGTCACCACACACAATAACTTCATCAATGCCAGAGCCGTGAGCATCGCGCATCCGAAGGGAGTACCGAAGCTCTGCATTGTCATTCAATGAACCATTACCAACAACGTACAATACTTTCATACTACTCTACTCTGTACTACTCTACTCTACTCTGTGGGTATCTATACCCTATGGATAGGGTATTAAGTTTTTGGCTTATAAATCCTTCTGGCGTACTCGGCCATCAGTATTGCCTCTGCTTTTCCGTCATGCGCTTTCGTGCAGCGTGGAGTTGCGCGGAGATCCACAGTCGGAAAAAGACGCTGGGCAATAGCAATCGAAGTATTCTTATCAGCAGTAGCCCCGAAAAATCTTTTCCACTTTTGTGGCAAGACAAGTTCATAAGGTACCGCATTTGCAACGAGCAGTCCCTGAATGAAGCCAAAGTTTTGTCCGAACGAAAAGGCAGATGATACTCCCATCTGAGGCGACGAATGGACTCGCTCCACAACCGCAAAAGCGTTTCCGTGTCGAGAAATGAATCCAGCATAACCGTTCTCCGAGAACGGCTCTGCTTGAACAGAACCGTCCTCATTGATGGCGGCAATGTACCCAGACTTGCCCGGGTCTATGCCAATGAATGTCATTACTTACCCTTCTTGCTGGGCTTGGCGTTCGCGGCCAGAGCAGCATTGAAGCGTTGGCGACACGCAAGGATTGCAATGTCGATCGCCGTCTGGAAAATCTGATCCGGCGTGAAACCGATGAAGCGGATGCCGTCACCACGATTAACCCCGACAATGTGCTTCGGCTTATTCACATGAATCTTCTCCTTGCACACAGCCTTGACAACCTTCTTGGCCTGCTTCTTCACGACCGGCTTGTCCGCAATCTTCTTCGCATCCTTTAGCGAACCATTGATCGCATCCTTGCTGGCCTTATCCTTCTTCGCCTTGGCAATCTTGTAGCACTTCTCCGAGCAGTACGCGGCGTTCGCGGACTTCGGGGTGAACTTCTTACCATGCACAGCGCACTTGCGCACTTCCTTCTTCATTTGTTTTCTCCTTGTTTATGAGGCGTTGCCTCGTAATTAAAACGGAATGTCATCAATGTCATCAGGATCGGCCGGCTGCGGCTGTCCAGAGTCTACAACCTTGACGCGCTCAATGACAATGATGCCATCCTTCTTTGCGACATTCAGGTTGTTGATGCAGTAGTATGTGTCCTTCTTACTGATGCCAGATTTTCCTGCGAGGAAGAACTTGACCTCAACCTTGTCACCCTCGTGTAGATTGTCGAGCTGTGCATTGCATCCATTCTTTGCGCTGCACGTAAACATCAAGGCGTTCGGAAACTCCTTCTGCTCCTTCATCAGTTTCTTCGCTTCCTCGTTGCGGTAGTTTGCAACGGCAAACTTCTGATCGTAATCACCAGCCGGAAGAATCTTCTCGATCCATCCGACAAACTTCATCGCTTCCATATCAATAACCCTTCTTCACTTTCAGTACGTCGTTTTCAGTCATGACCCCAAAGCTCTGGCCAGTCAGCAACTCGTGATGTTTCATGACGAGGCGTAGACGCTGGCGGTATGTGAGTCCGTTGCATAGGAGAATGTTTAGAATCCATCGCGGACATGGTGAGTCCAATTCTTTGTCGAGCGGACACATCTTCCTGACGATACGGTACAGCCGACGGCGCTCCGGCGTTGACATGGATGTAGCACCCAAGTCCGTACAGAATAACCAATCGACTGCACTTTTCCATTTCACTTGAAGAACATCCTACTGAAGAACGAGCGATGTTTCTCACGCTTCTTCGCCCTCTCATCCAGATTCTTCTGACGCTGGACTTCAACCCATTCTTTGTGCTGGACATCCAACTGTATGGGTGAGACGTAATTGTGAAACGCTTCGCGCATGAGCATCGACAGGTCTTTGTAGACTGGCTTGCCATCTTCATCCTTCATGGTGTCAATCATCTGAATGGCTTTTGCGTAGTCTTCGAGTTCGACCCTACTGGTCAAAGACTTCAGGCAGATTCTTGGTTCGTTAGACACTTGTCTTTCTCCTTTGTGATCTGAATGTCAACATACTCGCGGACGATACGACTCACCGTAACGCCACACTCTTCAGCTTTGCCGCGAATATACTTCATCGTTTCCTTTGGAAATACGATGCAGACACGCACGGAGTCTGAGGCGAGCTTGGCGTGGCGGCTTGTCGTATCGTCCAGGCCGTTCATTTGCTAACCTTCGCCCTGCGATTAATGCGGTTGATAACCTTCTTGGACGCAGCGAGCGCATCCTTCAGGATGGCCAGACGGCTCTCAGCTGACTCAACCGGCATGTCCTCAACGGGCTTGATCTTACCCTTCTTTGCGGATTTGATATAAGTCTTGATGCGCTCCTCGGTTGCAACGGCGGCAGCATACAACTCACCGAACTGTGACGGGCTGATGCGGTACGACAGATGCTCGATAGCGAAATCAATCGCCTCACCAATCTCTGTGGGATTGAGCGGAAGTCCCGGCTGGGAATACTTCTTTCCCTTACCACGACGCCACTTGTTGAACTCTTTGAGCAACTTGATTACTTCTTCCTGTTTCATGTTTACCTCCCTGTTGATCCAAAACCATCTTCGCCGCGATCCGTTTTATCGTCGAACGCTTCGACAACTTCAATATGCGCCTTGACAACCGGCGACACCACAAGCTGTGCAATCTTGTCGCCAAACTTCACAGTGTAATTATCCTTGGAGAGATTGATGAGCGTGATCATAATCTCACCCCGATAGCCCTGATCGACCGTACCAAACATTGTCACCACACCCTTGGCACACATACCAGAACGAGGGCGAACCTGAATGTCGTAGCCCTTCGGAATCTGACAGGCAATGCCAGTTGAGAATGTGTGACGCTCCATCGGGCCAAGATCGTAGGACTCGGCCGACTTAATGTCCATGCCGGAGTCAGATTCATGAGCGTACTCAGGAATGAACGCGGCAGAAGAAAGTCTCTTGAACTTGAATTTCATATTACTATCTCTTGAAGATGGGTGTATTATACCATTTGGTGTATGATGATGTCAATGACGAATGTTATTCTCCTTACACAAGCGGTCGAACATCGGCATACAAACATCCCGTCCACATGGAATTGATATGTGCCGACCATCCTTCACAAACTTGCGGTGTCCACCGTTGCATTGGCCGGCATCCATCCAGCCATTGCGTCGGAGAATCCTCATGCACTTCTTGTAGTTGTATCCTCCGCGCATGATCGACCTCTGTACTTCTTGTGATACTTATGCTGGTATTCCTTTCTGAATGAAGCGTAGCCGGTATCGCACATTTCGGCAAGGCCAGTGACAACCTTTGCGAGAATGTAGCACACTCGATTTGCAAAGTGCGGACACCTATTGCATGGCGGACGGTGTTTCATTTCACTCCTTGCTTGTGAAGTTCCGCGCTCACCTTCTGCCAATACTTGTCGGCAAACATTTGTGTTTGCTTACCTTGCTTCCAGTATCTTCCGCCGCGATTGTGCATCTTTGCAAGAATCTCGAATGTGACTTGCTGATTCGTTTCACGCGCATAGTCATATGCGTATTTCTTCCAGTAAAGATACATCATCATTTCAGACTTGTCCTGATCGTAGACATCGCGAGAATGATACTCCATGCCATTCTTCAGATCGTAGATTCGGTTCACGTCTTGAACGTAGATGCTTCTGATCTGGTAGACATTCGGACTTGTAAAGCCGCGCTCACTCTCTACTTGCGCAATGGCCTTGTAGAGAGGAGCGAGCCTCAATCCGAAAAGGATTAAGGCTGTGATCATTCGGCATTACCTTCCGCGTTGAAGTGAATGTCATGATCCTTGATGCAATCCTCAACACTCTTCTTCATGTCAACAAGGAACTCCTTACACTTCGCCGGTGTTTCCTTTGACCAGTCAGAGATCGCGAGGCTATTGATGCAGCGGCATATGGCTGTAAGTTTCTTCTGCACATCATCCTTCTCCTTGTTCGCCTTGGCGATAAGGCCAGATGTGGTTTCAGTCTTAGCTTTCTCAGCCACGATCAGTCGTTCACGCTCCTTGACCGCGTGACGCAAATCAAAGATTTCCATCATGCGTTCTTTGATGAACATAATATCAATGTCACTCATCATACCTTATTCTCCTTTCATATCATCAAACAGATCATCCTGTCCGACTTCATTGTTTGCTATTGCTTTGTCAACCTGACATTCCAACACCTTGGAATTAGCCAGCCAATTTGCAGATCATGTAGAAAAGTAGATGCGCTGTGTTTCACGCATCTTCTTCACCAACTCAACAAACTTATCATATGTCATACACATTCCTCCTTTACTTCTTTCCATGTAACCTCAATCTTCACCGGCTCACATACAGCCAGACGAGATTTCTTAAAGCCGCTCTTGGCCCGGACTTCCTTGTTCCACTTCCGACAATCCTCTTCGATTGCCCACTTGGCACGACGCAATATCCACGGCTCGTTCGCAAGATACTGATGGTCATGAGGGAAGCAGATGTGGTACGACATTCCATCATTCGGATTGCCGTAACACAGGAACTCGCCGCCTTTTGTCTTGCCCATCCATACAATCATTTTCATTTCTTGATCTTCTCCCGAATCTCCTTCACAATATCCTCAATTCTATCGAGGTGATTTGTGAATGAAATAATAATCCCAGCAATACCAACGCACAAAAGCAATAGCGATACATGAATGCCTATGTTGATAATCATTTTACCACCTCGCACTTGCTCCAATACACACACTTGTGTCCGATGCAGTTTCCATTGTATCTCGGACATTTGATCTTTGCACACCGTTCATCTTCAATGAGAATCATAACACACATGATGATGAGTGCGAGTGCGATTGGCCCGAACACACAGACGAGAATTATGTTTGCCATGTTGCTTCAATCTCCTTACACTTGTCTGACAAATGTTTCAATCTTAGATACAGATCGTCAATTGCATCGCCCCATCCTTCTGGAGGATCAATCTCAACCAGCAATGGCATCAACTCGCTTGCTCGTTTGCCTGCCATTACGATTGCAAATTTACTACTCATTGTGTATTTCCTTTCCATCCGTAGATGCCAGCCCAGTGTTTGCATTGCCCGGATATATATCTGGCCGGAACTTCCCATCCATCAGATTCAATCTTCGCAACAACATCAGTAGCGTCGTTTAGAAGTTTTGCCGCCTGCTTGCGCAACTCTTTCTGCTCATCTGTCATGCGAACCTACCTTTCTTATCTCGTCTCTGTTCTTTCGCGTGCATCCTGTTGTGACATTCCTTTGTCATGATCCGAAGATTACACGGACGATTGTCGAACTTGTCGCCGTTGATGTGATGAACCACCATACGTTTGAGATAGGTTTGAGTGTCCTCCTCGTCCCATCCCCACTTGGAGATAACATCGTAGAGATATGCACGATGCTGACGCATACGCTTACCTTCACGACGGCATGACTTATACTTACTTGCCATACCACTGCCTCCAGATTTCTTCGATTGAATCACGGACATTCAGAATGACATTGTTTGTCAGATAAATGTCTGTGCCGCGTTCATCATTCTCATAAAACGAAACGATCTGATTCACATTGATTCTTATCTTGTGATTGTCGAAGTCGCAAACAAGAATCATTAGTGGACATGTCAGCTCCATCAGAACACAACCCTTTCCCTTTTTGTCTTACCAGTAAACTTTAACACCACACACATTTCAAGTATGCGATCAAGACACCGCGTACCATACCGCTCATTGATCTGCTGTGAGTCAAGGTTTGTTGTTGCAATGAATCGACCGTTGCCACGGTAGTGATACCGCTGGATGTAATCACCAACGATGTCAACCACGTTGCCATACTCCTTCACAATCTCCTCACACCCGATGTCATCAATGTAAACATTGCCGGTGATGCAGTCCGTATCACGACACCGCATGTATTCAAGGTCATCCTTTTCCTTGCAGTACATCCAGTTCAACGATCCCGGATTCAACCAATGCTTGATCGCTTGCATCAGTTGTGTCTTGCCACAGCCGGCCGACCCAGTAAGAAATAGGCCACGCCCAGTCTTGAACATTGCGTCGATTGCTGCAACCGCCTTGTTGAAGTCCTCTTCACCAGCGACAGAACGCATCCATCCACCATGTTCAAGCCACTTGCCAATCACATCAGAAGATACCGTACATGTCGGCACTCTTGTAGTTTGTGTTAGCCGTTCCAGATTTACGACCGGCAGTCCCATTCGTGCCTCCAGTTATCTCTGCATCCCACCGTTCATTATTGAGCCATACGAGAGGTGCGCAGACATACTGTCCGCCATCCTTCGTCCAAGTGTCGGTAGTCTTCCACTTGGCCAGCCCGTTCATTATCTTGTTGAACATCGACACGCCCTTGTCAGGATTCGTGCCAATAATCTTCTCAAACTTTACACGGACTTTCTTCTTGTCTTGTTTGCGAGGCCCCGGATAGGCATCCCAAAATGCGACAAACATTTCATCAATGTCCTTGGATGAAATGCTTACGGTATCAAGAATGTCTACTTCCTTCTTCCGGCCCTTATCTCCCCGATCACATACCACCCGATCAGGTACAGACAAATTATCCACAACACCAGAAATCTCCTTGATCTTATGCTTCGACATTTCATTTAGTTTCTCGATTGTCAGTCCGTACTCACCAAGCTCCTTGACGATTGCGCGGTCGAGTCTATTCTTTACTGGATCAAGAACTCTTCCATCCTTACACCAGTTGAACCGAACGTAGTCAACAATGATCATCGTACTGCTACGTCCAGGAACCATCTGGATTCGGTTGCCGTATATCGTGAGGATGTCTTGCTTTGAAAACTTACGATTGGTATTGGCACAGAAGTTGATCATGCGCTCGTTCCACTCGAATACGCCAGTCTTGTTTGACGCATTGACGAGAAGGTAGAGATACATGTATCGCTCATCAACTCCGAGGTTTACAAACCACTCGGACTCGAAGAGCGTAGGATCAATCATTACCATACTTCTCCTTTCTGCTCTCTCCTACACTACACTGTGGGTATTGATAGGGTATGGGCTTTAACACCCATACCCTACTGTTAGATGTCAGATGGCATCATCGGGCATGACATCGCCATTGTCGCGTGCGTCGCTTCGGTCCTGCGGATCGCCAACATCAATGACATCGCCCTCTTCCTTCTTATCCTTCGGTTTGCCATTCAGGAGATCGTCAGCATTGACGCGGCCACTCCTGTCGAACTGCGGATCGAGCTTAAACTCCTTGTTGTCCTCGGTGATCGCCTCTGTCAATGCCGGAGTGTTCTGCATCGTCTTGAACATGCGCTTCAAGCACGACTTCTTCATCATCTCCTCGTACCATTCATTCCAAACTCCATTAGGATTCTGGGACTTGCGGCGAATCTTCTCCACGTCGGACTTGGACATGCGAGCATCGACATGATCTCCATTCGGAAGATACGCCCTGACCCACACACCAACGATGTCACCGCGTTCCTCTTCATCCCAGCCGGACGGAGTATGCTCAACCAGCTCACCGTTCGACCACTTGAAGATGTCATTGCGGCGCACGATGTCGGACGCAAACTTGGTGGCAATACCCTCACGGATTGCCATGTCACACAGACCGCGATACGAATACTGCAACGTACACTCCGTACCATACGGAATGAGGTAGGCGTTCACTCCATCAGGAAGGATGCCCGACCTCGCAGATTTCAGGATCGCATTGTAGAACGACGGAAGCGTACACTTCGCCAGCTTCGCACCAACCTTCGCGTCGGCCAACTGGGCGAGAGCGCAGGACATGAAGCGTCCGACTTCCTTTGCGGACGGCAACACCTTCATCAGTTCCCTACCCCAAGCCGTCTCAGGGTTTGCAAGCATACAAGCAATCGTCTTGTTCTTCTTGATCGGGGCAACGCCTGCCACTTCTTTCTTCACAACTTCATTCGTCATTTGATTTCTCCTTTCGTTTGTTGTTTACTTGATACGGGTGAGGACTTGCTGGGCTTCGCCCTTGTCATAGAATCCAGCGCACCACGCTTCGATGTCTTTCTTCTTGACATCATTACGCTCGGCGTTCGCATCCTTCATGGCCTGCACGAACTTGGTCTTGGGCAATTCACACAGAGACAGAAGCTGATCGTTGCTGATTCCCTCATAGCCAACAGCAGTCTTAACCGATCCGACAGCCGCCGCCAACTCACAGAGGTCATGCACCTTACCTTTGCCAGCACGCTCCTTGATCTCATACCTGATGCCATCAGCTTCAAGCACACCGCCATTGTCGATCGCCTGCTGCTTCGCCTCGTCCTTCAAAGACTTGCACAGCTTCTCGACCGCCTCAACGATAACCAGCTTCTGAGGCAACGACATCTTGCTGAAATCAATCGCGCCATCACCATGAACAACCTGAACCGCACCATTTGCCATAGGACACTCCTTAATGTTTGAACAATACTGACACGCCTTGCACAGATGATACTCATCCGATCCGGCCTTAACCTTATTTACCAGAAGGATTGTCTGATTAACACACTCCTTCATGGTAGTCTCAATCGTTTCGACCTTGCAGATACCACCATGCAACACGTGAAGAATGACGGGCATATCCAATCCTATATCATTCGACAGCCACAGAGCGGCATACCCCATCAACTGCGGAGAGTAATCTTCCGTACCATCAGAGAATGATTTGAGGTCTGCAATATGCAGACGATTATCCCTGTCCACCCACAGAACATCGACCGTTCCAAAGATACCAGCAACACCATCGCGCTTACCAACAACTTGAATCTCGGACATGAAGTTGAACACGGGGGAAAGTGATTTAATCTGATCGCTTGCCCACCGTGCAACATATGTGTCTGGCTCGTAGTTCACATACTTCAAGGACTTGCTCAGTTCCTCGTGATGATGTGTACCAGCAGAAGATTCCGCTGTGTCCTTCTTTGATCCGCGCCAATGGATGCAATGCTTCCACGCATTGTAATTGGACGGGCCGTACTCATGATGCTCACCCATATTATTCTCCTTTCAGTTGGTTGTACAGAAACTCTACCTCATCAATAGTTAGGTATTGATGTGAACGATACCTTGGCTTCGGCGTGTCCTTGCCGTCGATGATGTCAGGCGTACCCTTCCAGATAAGATGGGAATAGATACCATCAAACTTCGACGGCCAATACTCAACAACGAAACCATTGAATAGAAGTTCGCGCTTGTACTGCTCATACGCCAAGTGATCCTCAACATATAGACGATTCAGCCTACGCTCCTCATCAGTGTACGTGATCTCGACAATCTTCTTCTCTTCCATAATGCTCCTTAGTTGTTTGATCTCCATAATTCAACCTCACCAATCTCAACAGAACATGGCGTGGAAAACTCCAGCCGGCGTTCGTCGTGGTACTTGGCAAAGTCCGTGCAATGATTCCCGTCGCCACCAGCCTTGCCAAATACTTTCTCGCCATCGGTGCGCGTCTGCCTGACATCGCACAGCCATTGATTGCTCACCTCGCCAACCTCTTGAAGAAGTGGTGTTCCCCTTTCCTTCTTCATGATTGATCCATCGGATTGCTTGACCAGCTCATATCTGATCGCTTCCATTCTTGGATTCAAGAAGGGTGGCTCGCGTCCTGCTGCTACACACTTCTCATTGATCCTGATAAATGGCAGGGCCTCCTCGTCAATGCACGCGGCAAGTTCTGCCTTGGTCATCTTGGCAACATCATACTTCCTGATAGCCATTGCCTCTTTACCTTAGTGGTTTTTCTGTAACAATTCTTCCGTCAATCGTTTCGAGACTTGCCGTCGGCATCTTGAACTTCAATGCAATCGGTCTGGCAATCCAAATCGAATCGTCATTGATCGTCGTTGCGATATGGCCGGAATACTGAACGATGCGCTTGATTACTGACTGACGCAGGCAGTAGAACCTCGTCATACAAAACTCGACACGCTCTTTCAGTACATCAATCTCGCTGTTGTACTGCGCTCTCTTCTTGATCGCAACCTTCACCTCTGGACTGTCCTCGTCTTGAAGTGTTATGCGTTCCTGAAGTTTGGCGACTGTTGCCTTACGAGCATCTATCATTCCATCCAGCTCATCAATGCAGGCGGCATAGATATGTAGAGCTGACAGCGGATCACGTGACCTGATCGCGGAAGCAAGTGTCTTGACATACTCGCGGTCATTTGTTGCTGTGATTTTCACAGCAATGTCCGTTGCGATTTCTTCACTAACGGTTTGGATTGTTCCACGCAGGGCTTTCGTCAGGTCGTTGCTCAAAGCCTTCAGGTCATTGTACGAATTGCTGAAGTCTTCAAGGATTGACGTGATGTCCTTATAATCCTGTTTCATATATGGTGTATGATACCATTTCCTTTCGCTTGTGTCAATAGGGTATGCTATACCCTATCAGTTCTGACCCTCGTGCATTTCGTAGGCAAGACACACCTTGCCACAGTCGTGCTGAAGTTCATGTTTCTGGTGTGTATAGTTTCCTTCAAAGTCACCAGACACAATGACGGTATTCATGCCGAGTGGGAAGTGAAGAGTGTCAGACTTGACCTCATCAACCAACTCTCGAACTGTGATACATCTATACGATTCCCTTTCCATGCTTCACCTCACTCTACTGGTGTAATATTTACGATCTTGCGACCATGAATAAGTTGAACCTTCGACTTGGCATCCTCTTCGCTCGTCGCCTCAACCTTGTATGTCTCGTCATATTCATCAACACAATGGACGGTGACAGTATACTTGGTGGGTTTATACTCTGCCTCAACCTTCTCAATCATATACATTGTAAGGGCATGGATAGCATCATACAGACGCTCCGCCTCGTCAATGTTTACGACTGGAAGATTACCCCGGACGAGTCATCATGCGCACCTCATTCAGTGCCAGAATCATCTGCGCGTTTGTACCGGCACCAAGGCCGGGACAACTTCCCTTCTTCAGCTTCATGTTATCTCCTTTCATTAGTGATACTGAAATAGGATGTCGCCATCCTTGCGCTTCAACTTGAAGCACTTGCCGCACGTCGCACAATGACCTTCACACTCAGACACGCTTCGCTTCATTCCAATTGCTTTAAGTGTGTCGCTGATGTGTACAATGTCACGAGCTTTCTTTTCCATCCATGCCACGGGAAACTTCTTCATTAGGTCTTCAGGTGGACACCAGTTATTCTTGTCTGGTGTCCATGCTGATAGAATGACGGATAGATTTCTCGGAATTGGATGCGAGTTTGGATTACAGATGTAGTCACGCAACGTACACCAATGCTTCGTGAACGTGAAGAAGTTTACGTTGGGATTCTTCTCTGCAATCTCGACCCACTGCCTCATATATCTCTCACAGAAGAAGTCGCCGCTCACATGGATGCGGAACGCTATAGGTTGGTATATAGATAGCCATCCAAGCATCTGTCTCTGCCAGTCATTCTGTCTGTGCTTGACCATGAACCAGTTGCGATCCCACGCACTGTGAATTGTCTTGCGTCGCCGGTACATCCTCATGGCATAGCATCCATGCTTTCGACATGGGGCGTTCGGACTACATGACAATCCGGGCGGCAAAGAGAATGAAGGGATAGGCCCCATCTTTGTATTCTCCATGCTTATAGATATGATGTCCTGATTCATTTTACCTCCTTGAAAAAATGCCGGTTGTCGCAGGGGAAAGAACACAAAGCCCACGACAGCCGGCGGATAACTTTAGTTTGCCGACATGACGGACGGCTTACCGAACGCCATGAGATACAGTGATCCGGCAATGGCTTCACACATACCCAACGCCTCGGAACAAGTAAAGAAGAAGCGATAAATATTATCCGTATCACCACTACGATACTGCATCCTAAACTGATAACCACACACAGGATCAATCAGGTGCGCAAGATTGACATTGATCTTTGCACCATCATCTCTCTGAATGTAGATACCCCTACCGTCATTGACGCTCTCACACTCACCACGGAACACTTGCAACAGCTTACAGACAGCATCGAAGTCAAGGTACACCTCGCGGTAATTATCCCAGTAGAACTTCGGGTAGGTGGGAATGGTAGCACGAAGATCACCAACAGAAATCTGATTGGCAATACGGATCTCCAAGTACCCATCCTTCTCTCGATCAGCGGGGTGCATGATTGCTTTGAGTGCCGAGCCAGTTCCCTTGGCATTGGCATGGTACATAGTCAGGCATGGCCGACCACAACACTTGTCATTCATTTCTTCCAGATACTTATTCTGCTGCTTCATCTTGTTGCCTCCTTACTTTGTACCGTGCGCACCTTATTCTTTACCCAGTTAGGCATTGTCTTACCTCCTTACTTGTTATACCTCGCGACCAACTCTTCCGCCCTGGTCAGGATATCCTGATGCGCGGCGATGATTTCGTCACCATCAGAATACGGACTCATGTCGCCTGAGATTTCAGTAAGAATCTCACGGGCGATGTCATCCGCATCATCCTGACACATGGCATGAAGTTCCTCAACCAACTCATTGATCTTTGCCTCGCTGTAGTATTCCATCTTTGGACTCCTTACTTTATTGTGCGAACATTACGAACATGATCAATGACGGGGTGTTCGCAATCCTTGTCACCGTAAATGTCAATGCAATCGAACCGGCAGCTGCCATTCCATTTATTGATACGACACCACCATAACTTTGCGCGTTGCCTCAAGCGCCTGCGCGCCGGACTAATCGTGCGAATCCTGCGCGCAACCTTCGCATGAGTGCTGACTTCAAAGAACACCATCGTGTCAGATTGTCGCTCCCATGCAACAATGTCAATGCTCACCCGTCTATCACAAGGGCATGGCTTGGCATCACGCTCAACAATTTCGTAGCCATTACGCCGGAGAAATTCAACGGCGTGCTGAATATGATTAGGCATTTGTTTACCCTTTCGTGATAGCGATGACAGTTGCGCGGTGCATAATCTCCAATGCACATCCAGCTGTACATCCACTGCCAATGCAGTTGTCGATGATGAACGCACCCGAACCATCGAACACTGGTGCAGACTGATACATGATGATACCCTTTGGAGAATCACCATGCAGTTTGATGATGTGATTCGACTGATGAGGGATGCACTTTAGACAATCCCTCACCTCGTATGTGCCGTTGATCTTCTTCATTTCGTTGCATAGGGATAGCATAGTAGTTGCATACCCTATGTGACTGGGCATCGGAATGATTACCGATCCAGCAGGCACGAACGAACTCAGAAGAAGTGCACCCTTCTTCAGGCATTCCGTATCACCATATGCGCAACCGCGAGACACGTCACGCATCAATCCTTCGTGACGGCCGAGCCATACAATACGATCTCTCATGACAGCGCAACCTCCACCCACATTTCAATTTCTTCATCCCACACATACTTACGCGGCATCCCATCAATGGGATCCCAAACCAACTTCGTCTTCATCGTATCACCTCCGTGCTTGGATGACTATCGCGCCATTCGATCAAGCAACGCAACTCATCATCAGTCTTTGGATAGTTGTTGTGACCACCGACATAATCCTTTGTGTCTTTTGCCACGCGGATAAGAGGGATGTCGAGTATGCCACGCGGTTCACCACCACTCGTTGTGGCATTGCGATCATCAGCCGTTGACCAATACCAGAGCAAACCCTTCGGACTTGTGAAGAATCCACTGTTGTAATGGTAGCCCTGATGATAGCATCCCCTCACCGGCGTACAACCACAGCGTTTGAGAAACGCCACGGCACTACGCACACCCTTGTTCATCTTCGTTGTGTACATATCATACCTCCAATTCGTAATTAACTTTCTGAACATTGAACTCAACTTTACCGCCACAAAACTCGCACAAGTCTGTAAGCATCTTCTTAAACTCCGCCACCTCTTTCTCATTGTGCAATCTAACGAGGCTACTCATCGGATGCAGATACACGATTGAGTATACCGTGTACAACTGATGACAGCCCCAGGTATTCTTTGGAAGAATGATGTTGAATCGGTAATGCCATTTGGTTGACTGCTCATCAAGCCATGCCTGCCACTTGCCCGCCTGACTTCCTGACAGCCAACCCCTACCCCATTCATACATATCAGTACGATACCTCACCATGTAAAACGAATCTTGCATTACTCCTCCTTTTGCTAAAACAATCCATCAACTCTGACTTCACGGCCATCTGCCTTGACTATTCTGACTTCACGGCCATCTGCCTTGACTATCCGATCGGGCGGATTGACCACATGAATGATGCCACGGCCACATGGGACACAATCAATCTTGAACCCGGCCACCTCCAGCACAGCAATCGCGCCGCGATAGAAGTCCGTTATAGAGTCAAGAAAGTTCTCGTCGAGCCATTGGCCGATTGTATTTGACTTACACTTCATGATGTATTACACCAATTCGAGTTGTGTTTGATACTGTTGATGTAGATCGTTCAGTTCCTTACACACAGCCAACGCACCTTTCAAGGTTTGGCTTGTGCAGAGAACCTTCAGCCCCTCCAGTTTGACCACGGCGAACTTGCCCTGCACCGACTTACGCCGATAGACATAGTACGCCCCGCCATCCTCTTGGCCGGTCATCATGACCAGCTCGCCCCACTCCCATGCAACCGTGATCGGAACCATGATGTTCAGCCACGACTTGACCGGCACGCAATTCGACCATCGCTTCAACAGAAACTCATTTGACTGCCACATTTTCAAACTCCTCAATCATAATCATACACCGACACACCATCCTCTTCAGACGAACCATGCGGATCATCTTTTGGGCACCTCTCGTACCAGCCATGCAGACGAGGACACCACGTCTCGCCTGTCTCGCTGGACACATAACAATTGCCACACCTTCCCATTACAAACCACCTTTCTTGAACATGATGCCGCCAAACAGACGGCATGACTTCATACCAAACGGCGACCGAAAGAACGACGCCACGCCAGTACGCCTGACCGAATGAGTCCGGCCAGCCGAACGGAACGCGCCACCCCAAGAGAGGTGGCGCGCCGCCTTGCGTCCAAACCCTTTCGGACGCATCGAATTTAACATACGCATTGTCATTTTTCTCCATACCCTATCAATACCCTATCCATACCTACAGAGTAGAGTAGTGTAGTGTAGAGCAGTACAGAATAGTCTTATTGTTTGACCTTCGGCTGACCATCGCTATCTACGGGCAACCGCAGAATACTCATTCTACTCCACCATTCTTCGCGGCACCGCACAATCTCGCGGTACTTGGCCATGTCTTTGGCCAGACACTCGCGCCAGAACGCCAAATTATCCTTTTGCTTCTCCCATTCAGGATGCTCTTTTACCATGCGAAACATTTTAAGGTCCTTCTTGGAATTATTCAACATCGCCCCAGCCGCCGCGTACAATGCCTCCCAAAGAATATCCCTGGTCTGTTCGTCGCACTCAATGAAACTACCGATCCTACTCATGACACACCTTACTTTCCGTTTGCATAATCACAAGCATGCCTGAAATCATCCGATTCCAGTAGCACAAACGACCCCGACGGATAATCCCGCCGCACCTCAAACCACACAGACTTCTCGCCCTGCGAAAACTCCGTCACACGCCACAACGCCAGCAACGTGTCTTTATTCTCAAACAGCCAGCGTTCATGCCGGCCATGATTTAACTCTGCCCTGACCATACCATTTTCCCCTTTCGGATTAGTTATTGACTACTTGTTCACACCGGCGGAGTCACCCGACTTCCGCATATTGCAAATCACGACACGCCCCTTCTGGGTCACATACCACGTCACAACCCAGTCACCAATCATCTGACTGTCGCTCAAGGGCAAGTAATACCCGCCCCTGATGATCGTCCGAACAACCCGGCCATCAGGCATGACCATCATCAGCGCACGACGCGGACAACCCTTCATCGTGGCGTGCAACCGCTGGCAGTTTGCCACCCTGCACACAGTAGTAAACTCTGTCGGTTTCATTTGTCATCCCTCTCTTCACTTGAACATGGCCATCAGTTCCGACGGCTCGAAAGCCGCCGCCACACCAACCATCAGGCCGACCGCCACCATGACGGCCATACCGAGGACATACCCGAACACCCGAACGGGACACCGCCGGCGGCTGACAAACCGCCCATCACGCGCACGGGCGTAAGACTTCTTACAAGTATTATTATAATTATGCTTCTTCATGACATACTCCTATTGGGTTGTTCTACAGTTTTACCATACCGTTTGACAGCCATACTGTCTGACTGTTATACCAGTTATACCAGTTATACCAGTTATACCAGTT